GGGCAAATTTTATGCCCGCACTGGCCGATTCTGACGGGAGGCTCGTGGCTATCGGTATCGCCAGAGGGAAAGGTAATTTCCGTACCTACTGGCAAGTTGGGCAGGAACAAGACCCCCGTTACTACTCCGCTTCCGTTACGTCACTTGAGCACCCGAACATAGATGAAGAGGCTCTTGAGGAATTCAAGCGTGACCTCACCGACGCGCAATACAGACAGCAATACCTCGCTGAATGGGTCGAGGACGATGGAACAGTCTTTAAGAATTTCGATGATTGCTTCGATTCTGAATGGGAAGAACCCCAGGAGTCTCATTACCTGATGGGCTTAGACCTTGGCAAGATTGAGGACTACACAGTGGCGTATGTGGTGGATATCGGACGTATGCAGTTCGTTGCTACTGACCGCTTTAACGGACTTGATTACACGCTCTTAGGGCCACGTATAGCCAATTTGTATAAACGATACCGGTGTCAGACCGTACATCTGGACGGATCGGGTATTGGTGAGCCGGTAGCAGACATGCTCAGGAACGAAGGGTGTGCAGTCTCGAGTTTCAAATTTACGAACGATTCAAAGGCCCGGCTGGTTTCTACCCTTGCGGCGGAGGTAGAACACGGTCGGGTGCACTTTGGTAAGAACGACGAAGTATTGAAGAAAGAGATGGAACTGTTCGAGGGTTCGGTTCTTCCAGGCGGTGGAGTCAAGTACTCACACCCCCCTGGCTACCACGACGATGCTGTGATGGCAGCAGGACTCGCGGTGATGAAAGCAAAAAAGCGGCAAGGCACAGCATCAGGTGTGATGCGCAGGGATTATGTGACGTTTGGATAAGCTATGACTACTCAGGATTACATAGACATTATTGATGATGATTATGGCCGGTTTAACCGCCTCCGGTACGAGGTCTGGAACGGCTATTTCGACAAGATCAGGGACGATAATGACTATTACAACGGTAATTACCCCAACATTGGGGAGATCATCCCTCGTGAATACAGGGAATCAGGTATGGGAGCGACGATCCCTCCTACTGCGCGGAACGCAGTGGACAATGCGGCAGACCATATCCTCACCACCCCTCGTGTGTACGTGCCGGTACGTCAAACAGACAACGATCAGCAGTTTCAGCAGGACCTAGCCGAGCGAAAACGCCAGTTTTTGGCCTCTTTTTGGCACAGAGTAGAGACTGATTACTCAAATCCACTAGGAATCGGGCGTAAAAAGCTCGTAAAAGACGGTCGAATCGTCATGAAAAAGGAGATTCGGTGGGATATTATCCCTGATCCGCCATCAGAAAACGCCTCCAGAGGCGATAAACAACGCTTCAGGAACCGATTGAAGAAGCTCACACAGTCACAGTTCCTCTGGAGAGTGAGTGTCTGCCCGAACGAAACTATCGTGCATGATATAGACGATCCCAGTGACCCGAAGTTCGTATACGAGTTCTATGAGATCTATCCTGACGAAGCGAGACGGCGGTTCCCTGATTACGCAGATGAGTTCTATGGGACCGATACTGAGAAGCTCGAGTTCGTTGAGTTATACACCAAACCGCACAAAGATGATCCTGGTTCCCATGTGATGTGGGTACAGGGCCGACGTGTGATGGATGAGATCAACCCCTATAGCTGGGAGACTTCTGCATCTACAGACGAACAGAAGGATTATGACGGCTATATCCCCTACATCATCAGGGATTCAGGCTGGGGTGAAACGACCTCAGATAATGACCCGTCAGACCGCTATGTCGGTATCTTGCGGTACATACACCCTGTACTACAGGCAGAAGCACGGCAATTAACTGCTGTGGACATTCAATTGCGCTACTCAACGTTCGCCCCGGTTATTACGAAAAACATCATGGACGATAATACGCCTATTGAGGTTGGCCCTGGTAAGCGGATCAACTTGGTGGACGATCAGGAAATCAACTTCGTGAAACTGCCTGAAGTACCGTTATCAGCGTTCCAGATGATGGATAAGGTACATCGCTATACGTCTGAACTCTCGAAGCTCGGGGCGCTGGGTGGGCAGCCGCAACGCGGAGTGGAGTCTGCGACTGAGGCTGATTTGAACGTGAGGAACGCAGCAGTCAAGCTGGCGAGCTGTGTCCACGCATTACAGGCATGTATCGCAGTCGCCTCCAGACAGGCGTTCCAGGACATACAACACATCCTCGAGTCACCTATCACTATCGGTGGCGGTCCGCGGAGACAGGCCAGTGAGATCACCATTAAACCGTCCGAGCTTGATGATTACTACGCAGTGGACGTGGAGCTACACACCTCTGATCGGTCAGCGATTGAGATGCGGGACATGATGGTCTGGTCCCAACTGTACCGTACTTATAACGGTATGTTGAGCGCAGAGACAGCTATGGAGAACTCAGGTATCGAGAATCCACAGCAGGAATTACTAAAAGCGTCAGTGAATACCCTCTTTATGTCACCACAGGCGCAACAGGTGCGCACCATGATGATGCTCAAAGGACTCCAGTCACAGGCAGCAGAAGTATTACGAGCGTTCCAGCAGGAACTGTTACAAACACAGCAACGTCCTCCGCAGCAAGGAGCCGGTGAAATGATAAGCGGTACTGAACAGATCACGATGGAGGAACTCGCAACTCCGTCTGGTATGGAAGAGGAACTGGCTATCAACAGGCAAACAAACGTAGTGAATGAGATGAGGTAATGGCAGGAGAACTTTCTTCCCTGATGAGTGACGCAGCCAGGCAGGTCACAGTGCTGAACGCAATGGCACTGGACTATATCGCTGATGCGTTCTCGACTCCCGAAGAGGCCACAGTGTTCACGGCCACATTCGACGAGATGCAGGAAACCTTTGCAGCACACGGTCACGGTTCGGATCTAAGCACCTGTACCGACCCATTCTGCATGGAAGCCAAGATCGCCATCATTGAGGCACTACAAACGATTATGAATCCCCAGCAAGGAGCACAACAATGAAGTGGTGGGAGAAAATAAAAGAGGCCGTCACGGACGCGCTGATCAACATCGGTAACAATAGTCCTGAGATGGTCGCATATGCCAACTACAAGTATGCGGAGACAGAAGAACTACTTGAGCAGATCGAAGGCGATATCTCTTTCGCTGAGGGAAACGCATTTCGTGACAGGATCCGGAGTGTCCGCACGACACAGGAGCTGTTCGACGAACTGGAAGCAGTAAACCAAGAAGCGATTGCGCTCGGTGCGCAAATGAGAGCCACACCTGGGAAAATAAAGGCAGCCAAAGATGCGCTGCGGAAGAGTACCCGCATAGACGATGATTCGTACATGGGGCAGTTCCCTAACCTGACAGTCGCTGACGTGGAGGGCTTGCGGAAGGAAATTGACAACGCCAAGACGTGGGAGCAGATTCGGCAGGCCGAAAGTAATATCAGTCGTGCACTCGGGCGGGGTGCGGACGCTCCTCGTACCGGGGCCTCTCAGGACGATGCGTCAATATTTGAGTTCACTGGTAACGACCTCACGTCAGGGACCCGCGAGGAATCGGGATTCGGTACGCAAACCGAACAAATAAATCGAATTTTGGGAGCCGACTGGAGAAACGGCAAGATAATTCCTCTCGCTGACGAAAGCGAGTTCGAGCTGCAAAGCTATGACGCAGCTACAGGGGCATACAAGAGCCTAGGTATATACCAGCAACAGGACAATGGCCGAGTTATCAAGATACGGAACACTGCGTTTCCAGATCCGTCGAAAACTCGGTGGGGCACGTACACGGATGGAACCGGTACCTGGCAGTACGACATGGACGACCCCCAGGGGCAGCGATTCAGAATAGCGGATGCACAAGAGCAGTTTACGTTCCAGGAACGCCTCAATCCAGCTACAGGACAGTACGAGACGTTCCGTGTAGACGAAACAGGGCGGATTGTTGGTGATTCGCTTGGCACGTCCTACGACGTATTTTCAGGTGAACGTGGGTTTGGTGAGGATGTACGGCAGTTTAACGTCACAGATGCGCGGCTGAGGGATCAGTTCGCTAAGACGTTCGGACTACAGGAGCGACAGTTCGGGGAAGATGTACGTCAATTT